TAAATGCGATCACGCGAATTTTTCCGGTAGCAACCGCCGTGTCACCAACCGTGGCGAGCTTCACGTCAATCGTGTCAGCAGCCGAGGCCGGAGCAACGGTGTTTGCACCAAACGGCGCTAGGCCGTTAGAGCCGATAGCCATAAACCCTGTCGTTGCGGCATCGCCGCCGTCAATGAAGTCGTCACCAGCGGCAACGTCGATATCAACAGTGGCAAGGGTGCTATTTACGGCAACGACGCACTCGGCAATCGCACCGTGCAACAGCGTGTTTGCCGGCACATCGATGACTTGGAAGATGTCGCCAGCCGCCAGAGCAGAGCCTTTGGCAGTAGTTGCCTCAGCAAAGTCGAGCGTGAACTCGACAGTGTACGGCATCTGGGCGCCCATACGGGCTTTGTGGTTAACGGAGGTGGCGGCAGCGTTAGCAACACCACCCACGGTCATATCAACAGTAGCCATGTTCTATGCCTCCCTTAACTGTGCAAGTTGTAGGCAGCAGTGATGATCGCCTCGGGGCGAAGCAACTTGCGGCCATACAGATGCAGCCCACGCACGACATCGCTGAACGAATCGTTGTCGCGGTAGGTTTCTACTTTCTCGATTTGCGACGCAGTGGCGACGGCCGAGTCGTGGCCGGCGACGATCACGCCGAAGTTCGAGGACGAGCCAGCAGCAGCAACGGTGCCAGGACCGGTGCCAACAGACGGCAGGTTGTTGGACATGTAGAGACGGAAGCCACGGATCAGGCCCGAAATGATCTGGCCGTTACGCAGGATGTCGCCCGCATCTTGACCGCCAGCGAAGTCGTTATTCAACAGCTTGCTGTTTTCATCGTTCAAGATCTCGGCGAACACCGGGTCGATCACAACCCAGCGACCGTCGCGGTCCACGTTCTGTTGATCCATACGGCGAGCCATACGATTGAGAATCGCCAGAGCCGAGGAGTTGGTGCTCGTCACGGACGACGTAATCGGAATCGAGTTCGCAGTGGTGGACCCGACCCCCATGTCAGTGGAGGTCAGCTTCATGCTATTCAGCAAGCCGTCAGCGTCGACAGTGCCAATCGGATCGGTGCCGGCTTTGTCACCAGCGACCCGAGCGGTGCTGGCGTTCGCATGCAGCGAGGCTTGCTTGAAGCCGCACATGTAACCGAGAACCTCTTGGTCGTACTGGTCACGCAGGCGGTAGCCGGCGCGGTCAGTGGCGAGAGCCTCGAAGTTGATGTGGCTGTGCGCTTCTTCAATGTCGTCAATTTTGAAGGCAAAGTAGTTGGCCTGGTCAACGACAAGAGTAAAGTCTTCATCGTCCAGTTCTTGCGGGACGATTTGGGTGCCGCGCGAATATTCTTGCACGGAAATTTCTGGTTCTTTAATAATGCGGACAGTATCACCAAAGTTGCTGATCTCACCAAAGTAGTCAGAGTTGGTAATGTCCTCTACAACACTGGTCTTGCGAAAGGCGTTCTGGACCTTTTTACTGTAAATAATGGGCGAAAAGTTGCCATTAGGTAAGTTCGCATAACCAGCAGCCGAACGAAAAGCCATTGGTTCCTCCTACGGAAAAGGCTGCTAAAGTCCAGGGCATTCGCGAACTGAGTAACCGCGAGGCGGGGTCAGTGTCGTCGAAGGGTAGCTAGGCTTGGGAAATTAGGTAATGTGGGCTGCGTGGCTCGGATTACTTTACGAGGGACAGCCCACATTTATCCTGTCAGGTAATAGTTATATAGATTTACCTGTAACTGTCAAGTTCTTTTTATCGAGCAGCGCCACTGATGTCGTACTCGAACGTGCCGTTTTGAATAGCTTTCTCAATGTCGGCTTCGTATTTGTCGTATTCACGCGCGGTCATCTTACGGACCAAAGACTCAGAGAACGTGATACGTTGCCCGGCCTGATCGTCGGCGCGGGTTTTGCTTTTGGGGCTGACGCTTTCGGCGGCCTCTGCACGAGACGGACTTCTTTTGCGGCCCTTCATCTCCGCTTTGTACAGGGTGATAGCCTTACCGGCTGCGAGCGCGTCGTCTTGGTTGTCGTACAGCGCCTCTTGAATCATGCGCGGCTGCACGGATGCCCACTCGTGGAACTCCGGGTCTTGCCGGATCTTGTCGTAGTCCGGATGCAACTCCTTTAGTTCCTGTTCTGCTTTTGCCCGGACCACCTCGCGGCGCATCTCTTGCAACTGCTCTAGCTGCTTTTCGATGCCCTCGGCGGACTCACGCGACTTTTTCATCGCGATGGTCTCTACCATCTCGGCAACGTCCGGGTATTTTTTGGACCACTCCTCCAACTCTTCCTGAGTTTTGGGCATCTTTAATTCTTTAGAAGTGGCCGCGCTAATCTGCTCTTGCAGCTTTGCGATCTCTTTTTTGTGCTCTTCTTGCAGCTTCTGGGAGTGCCGGCGCAAGTCGCCGTATCGTTTTTTAAATGTTGCCTCTTCAGCATCGAGGCCCTCTGTATCGTCGTCGGGCTCTGCTGCCTCGCCTCCCTGTTGTTCTGATTCCCGTGCTTTAATTAGTTCGTCTAGCTCGCGTTCTTCATCGGCTGCACGACGATAGCGCCGCTTCGCCTGTACAACGTGGCCCTGCAACGCAGGTGTTTCTGAAGGTTCGTGTTCGTTTTCCATCGACATGGTCTTCTCCGTGTGGGGGCCTCCAGTAGCCTGCCCTCATGGCAGGGGTGTTGGGTTGCCCAATCTTTTTTAAACTTCTGCTTCGTCCTCAGATTCGTCGTATCCAAAATCTAATTCTGCGGCGCCCTCTATATCGTCGGGTAGAGACAAATCAGGCTCGGGCTCTGACTCAGGGTCTTTGCGCACCGTCTCCGTCATGCCGGACATCACTTGCACGCCCGGCCTACCAGACATAATGGCCCGCCCTTGAGCATCTGTGGCAGGCACAGACCGTGTTTCATATGTCGGGCCAGTGCCTTGTGACGGCCTACTTTCTGGACCCACAGCCAAGGGGTCTTCGACAAGCAAATCGCGTGGCGTTGGCTCCGGACCAAATAAAGCATCAAACATCCTGCTGAACGAACTAACAGATCTGTTTTCCATAGCTAACGCGTGTGCTTCAGGATTGGTGCGCGCTAATTCTTCCATCGTGCCAGCCGGACCATACGACGTTATCTCGCCGCTCCTACTGACGTAGTTACCAGTTGCGGTGTCAATGAAGCCGCCGCCGACCGGAGCTAGGGTCGCGTCTTTAGTTTCTGGATGCAGGCCGTCTTTCACGGCAGTTGCCCTCTCCCAGTCCTCTACGGTCATATTGACATTGCCTGTGATAGACCGTAACGTGATGTCTGTGCCGGGCAGTTTACTTTCGCTAATAGAAACTAACTCGCCGTTTACGAAGCCTACGTCATTTGGATTACGCTGATAATTTTCGAAATGGATGTCCATGGTTTTGGCTGTCACAGCGTCCATCAACACGTTGCCCGTGTTGGCAATAGGCCCCTGGCCTGCAAACAGTTCGGGGTACGGGTCGTTCGGGAAGAATGCCCCCATGGCTAAACTGCCAGGAAACCCGAAGATAGCAGAGCCCGCTGCCCTTGCGGCCGTTTTCATTGAATAAGTTGAAGGATCGAAGAGGTCTAGCGTCTGCTGCGTTATGCCAGAATAATTTGCAAATCCAGAAAAGAACCCACTGCTTATTGGGGTGCCTCGCAAATCTATCTCTAATTGATCTAGGTACTGTTGTGCCGCCGGACTTAACTCGACGCCGGTTGTAAAGGACTCTAGTTGATTAGCAAAATTAAAGTCGGACCCCGGACCTATATTCATCAGTCGTCACTCTTCTTGTCATCATCCTCTTCGTCGGTGTAGAACAACCGACCGTCCGTCTCCATGAACATCAGGCCCTGCTTTGCTTCCATGCGCAGATCTTCTAGGAACTTGATGCCCCAGTAACGGACCACATCAGCGGGCATGACGTACTCGCCCTCTGACAGCATCACGGGGATATCATCTTCTACTTCTTCTGGCAGGGCGCCGAACGGTGCCTCGCCTTCTTTTTCTTCGGGTGGCATCTCATCCACCGAGTATTGTGGCGGGAACATCTCGTTCATGCCGAGGACGCTGAGTTTCATCATGGTCATAACATGCCTCTTTGCTGATTAAATAATTCATCAGTCTGCTCAAACTCTGGTCGAGGTCGGACCTCGATACGCAGACCGGTATCGTCGGCGGGCGGATCTTCTGTCTGCCCTGCAAACAAATCTGTACGTTCGGCGTCGAAAGGATCGTCTACGGTGCCTGGGTCAAAAGGCACACTGCTGAATGCCTCATCACTGCGTGTCTGTGCTGCTGCCACTGCACTTTCTATATCAGAGTGCCTACTCGTGGCCTGTATATCCCCGCGCAGATACATGTCACGTAATTCATCGCGATTGTATCGCACGCCGTCGTGGATGCTGGGGATGTTGATAACTTCGTCCGGGGCAACTTGCAGTGTGACCGATTGCTCTGAAACCATGCCCTCATCCGTCTCGTACACAGGCCGACCGTATTTTGTGCGTAGGCCCGGCACCTCTCGCCCTACCTGTTCGCGTGGACGAGTTAGATCTTGCATTTGCGTATCCATGGCGTCTTCCGGCTCATCCACCAACTGCGCAGCGGTCAGGGCAGCGGCGGCGCCGGTCGCGATGGCTGGGGTGCTGAGTACGTCTGTGGTTTGTGCCTCTTCGAGCCTCGCTGAGTTGGGCACGTCGATGGGCGCAGGGACCGTACCTTTCGGTGTTTTAGATGGTGCTTCAGCTAAAACGACACTTTTTAAATTAGTGCCGAGTGGGTCAACGTCTGCCGGCAGCACCTGTTGTGTGCGATCCTTACTTAAAATTGCTATGCTCTGATTAGGTATTCGTATTGATTTAGTTTTTTCTAGTTTTAAAACACCGCCATTTACCTTATCGATAATTTCGTCAAGGATCTTCTGGCTGCGCAATCCGGGAAAAAGCGGCCCAAAACTGTCGCCGCCATTCGAGTAAACATCGTTTTGTGAATTAGTATAGTCGGGGTATCTTGAATTGAGTTCATCTATCACAGGATACGAAATGTAAGCCTCGCGAGAATTTTTAGCATTTTTATTTAATTCTTTCAAAACAGCAGATATATCTTGTGCGTACTTGCCCTCACTCTGCGTGAAATCCTTCCCCTTTTCAGGAGTGATGTTAGCCTTACCTAAACTTAGTTGGCCGTCCTGTCCGTCAATCTCAAACGGACGACCGAAAAATTTTGCGTATTTATTAGAGTAAACACTCTTATATTCTTGATAACCTTGAGGGTGTAAACCGGAATAATTCATGCGGGGATATTTAAAAGTAGAATCCTTTTTGATTGCGCCAGTCAATTTTTCATGCGCTCCTTTCAAAGGACCGGCATTAAACCCTTTGCCTGGAATAGAAATTGCTCGATCAAACATAGTCACTATGCCGGTGGGCGCTGCTCCATAGCTATTTGTTAAGATATGATCTATTGTGCTCTCAGCGACTTTATTACCGGGCAGTTGTACTTTTGCTGCATTCTGTAGCTGTTTTCTTAATATGGCTAATTCAACTAGGTCTACCTCTTCAGGTAGATCAACTCCTAAAAAAGATTTCGGATTGTCCATTGCGAGAGATTTGCCTGCCTGAAAAAATGCTTTTGGGCTGGTGCCATATGCCACTGCAAAGCCTAATCTCCCATCTGCAAATTCTGATAACGTAAATTCAGATGAGTCGTCCACGTTTTTATAAAAACCGTTACCATTTAGAAAAACGCCGCTATATATAGTGTCGCCGTAGGCGTCACTGCCTTTGGTTTTTAAAGATAGAGTAGCGTCCTCTGGTAAAATTTGTCGGCCTAATTGGCTACTTAGCTGTGTATCTTGCAGGTTTAAAGTAGGAAGAGGAGGACTAAGCTGCATTAATCCTTTACCATAAGTGTCATTACGGATTACTAGGAACCCAGAATTGTATCCTAAGCTCTCTGCCTTTTGAGTAAACTTTTTTATTTCTTTATTGGGACTAACCTGCGCGTCGATAATAAGATCGTCGTCGTCAGTTGGTGTTTCTTCGTATTTTTTCGAGTCGGAAGACACTCCTTGTTTTTCTTTTACGAGCGCTTTATCCATAGCGTTTTGTAAATTTTCGGTAAGTTGTGATTGTTCGCCGTCATGTTCAGGAACTGACTTGTATAGATTTTTTAAAGATTTGTTTGCGGCAAACTGGCTGAATAGACTCTGTCGTTTCTGCATCGTTTTTTGCAGATCATCTAAAGAATGGTCTTTATATTGAAGTCCTTCTTTTTTTAGAGAGTCAATAAAAGTAGGTATGTATAGCTTTTCAATTTTTTCAAACGCCTCTTCCGCACCAATATTAAAACTATCTTGATGCAACGAATGTTTATGATTATTAAAAAACGAGGCAGGATCAAAAGCGTCGTCCATGTACGTAGTCAATGCACTATCGTCCGCCGTGTATGGTTTTGGAGCACCCATTGCCTTAAAAAATAAAGATCCTCCATGATCTATCGGAATGGAAATAAAATTGTCTTGAAAAGTTGTCATGCCTTCTATTGTTACAGATGACGGCGACGCCAAAAATTGTATATTACTTTTATCCATACCAACTATGTCGTTATCCTGCAAAAAAGCAGAAACCGGATACACTCTGCCCAAATGAAAATAAGCAGCGCTGTTATCAGGCACGGTTGGAGATTGCACTAAATCTTCGATATATTCAGACGCTAGATATACAGTGTCACCATCCCTTACCAGATCCATGCGCGGCACGTTATTTAACTGCATTGCATCGGTATAAAATCTGTTTGCAATTACTTCGTTAACCGCCTGGTCTGGATTGTCGTACATTTTAATTAGATATTTTTTACCCGAAGGTTTATGGAAGTAAATAGCACCAGAGGACGAACCGCCGGGTTTCGGGTCGGCGTAAATAAATTCGTTCATGTTAAATTTTGCAGCTTTCAGCGACGGTGGCAAAGGTTTGCCCATCGCCTTCGCCATCGCCTCCTCAACAGGTAAGTCTTCGTCTAAAGGAACGAAAGCGTCATCGTCAAAGTCAACCATCTTAGGTGTGACAAAGCCGTCATCACGTCTAAACACATCGAGCAGTTCTTCGTCTGTTCTGGCATCTGCCAGTTCCTCAACACGCCTGACAGACACAGATGACATAGTCTTTCCATCACTTTGATCTGCTAGAATCTGTTTGTTATTAGGGCCCTCCGCTGCTTCTTCAGGTGAACTGTAAGGAGACTCCGGGTCAGCCTGCTGCGCAGTTGGTTTGCCTTCAGGGTCGATCACAGCCTTCAAACGATCTGTGCTTTTGCTAGGAGGTAGCTTATCGAGAGCTTCGACTGCCTTACCATACGCGGCCTCTAGTCCTTGTTTAGTTTTATACAATTTATCTAAAAAAACTTTTGCTGCTTTTCTGGATGCCTCTGGCGCAGCGATAGCACCCCGGATGATACCCTCTGCTGCACCTAGTGTTACTAGCGCCTCTACTGCGTTAACAGTCCTGTTTACAATTTCAGGATTGTCTGGGCTTGTGCCTAGAAAAGTTTCCAGAGTAACAGCAGCTTCGCTATCTGGCGCAAGATCTGCTAATAAATTAAATAGGTTTTCATCATTGGGTGATAAGCCGCCGAAACCGATGAACAGATCAGTCGCAACTGTAGCAGCAAGCGGCTTCAGGATCTGGCCCCCAGTCAAGATCTTACTGAGACCTAAATACGGCACGGCGAAACTTGCTATTTCGCCAATAATACCGTAGACCTCTTGCGGGATTAGTGACTCTTCCGCAATAAACTTTGACCCTCGCGTCGAGGTGATTTTATCTTCCAACGCTTTCATGCGCCGGATGTTATCATCGTAGTAGGCGTCTACATCTTTCTGATCGACTAAACCTACCAACGCCGCCATGCTACCTGACGTTTTGTACAGGCCGTTTAGGAGAGACAGACCGGCCCGGGTAGGAATGGTCGCATAGTAACGGGCCCAGTCTTCAACGGTCAGGTCAGGGGCCGGACGCGGCTCCGGACGAACGCGCATCTCTGGTCGGTCTATGGGCAGCGGCGGTGTGTTTGGTTCAGCCATTGTTTTCTCGTTTGAGGTCTGCCAGCACGTTCTCTTTTAAATTAAGTAATTGACGTAGGCAGCGGATGGCACCCTGAGCGCGATAGATAGCTTCTGTGCTATCCGTGCTTTCCATGATGCGGACGTACTTTTCTAAGGTATGTTCGAGATGCTGTTCGTATACCCGGTAGGCAGGGTTGGATACGGCACCAGCTAACTCTTTGTACGTGACCTCTTTTTTAGTCATCTATTGTAGCAGCCCCGGTGGCAAGCCGGCGCCCGGAGGTGGTTCTGCTAGTTGGCCCTCGGCGGGAGGTGCCCCTGTGAACTGCGCCTCGCCAGGCACGGCAGCAGCGCCTACGCCTGGTACGCCTCCACCGCCGCCTGTCATATCAAGGGGGCCCGGCGCGCCTTCTTGCGGCTGCTGCTGTTGTTGCTGTTGCAGCGCCTCCTGCATTAAGGCAGCCTGCCTCAGCATCTCCTCTGGCGTGTTAGTAACCTTTTCAGGGTCAAGACTCATCGACCGTGCGATCTCTCGGATGATATACGGGAACTTAGCAAACGGCGCTAACACCGGGTTGCTCGTAATCTGCAAGAACGACATCAGGCGCTGCGACCGGACCTCGTTCTGCATCAGTGACTCTAGGCCACGAGCACGCACTTCGAGATCCCCTTTGATGTCCGGGTTGTAGTTAAACTGCATATTGAATTGAAAAAGCGCCTCGCCCAGTGGCTTGAGCAGATAGTCGTCGAAGTTCTTGACCACAGTTTTGATCGAGCCTGCCGCCGCGCCCATAAGCATAGAGATACCGGCAGCCGTCCGTCCGATACCCGTGACACCGGTTTGTCCATGTGAAAAGGACGGGATGCCGGTGGATTCGTCAGCGAGGACTCGTGCCTTGTCGAACAGCATCATGTTTTCGGACGAGACGTTGGGGAACTTAGTGCCAAAGATTGCCTGGCCCGGTGCCCCGCCCTGACGGCGAAACACTTTGCCAGGATACACAGTCAGGTCTTGACCCGGCGTCAGGTTAGTTTCATCTACTTCAATAAGCAGGTTACCCGACAGCACCGCGTTATCGACGGCCATCCGCATAAAGCCGTTCATCAGAGTTTGGGTATCGTCCATGTTCTCGCCGACGCCGATACCGAAGATGTTGTAGGGGTTGACCTCGTAAGGGCAGGCCGAGTACGGCAGACGCTTTGGCGTGAACGGGTTCATTACGAACCGCAGGATCTGGCCGTTGCATTCCCAGATATTTACGTGAAGTTCTTCCGCGTCTTCAAACTCTTCCGGAATCTCAATCGCGTAATCATCAGCGGTTTGCCGGTCGATAACACCCCAGAACTCAAGCGCCTCATAACGCTTGGTAGAAAACGGTCGTTCTCCCTCT